TTATGGCATCAACATTTACAACACTCGGTATAGAAAAAATGGCAACTGGCGAGAACGCCGGTACTTGGGGAGATAAAACTAATACTAATTTAGACATTGTTAACACAGCTATTTCAGGTTACGTAGAACAAGCAGTAACTAGTGGTGGAACTACAACATTATCTATTACAGATGGAGCAGCTACATCAACAGCACAAAATGCTGTTATAAAATTAACAGGAACAATATCAGGAAATTCTATTGTAACTGTACCAGACTCTGTAGAAAAAATTTACATAGTAACTAATGGTACATCAGGCGCATACACTGTACAATTTAAAACAGTATCAGGGTCAGGTATTACTTTTGGTTTATCAGAAAAAACTACAAAATTATTATACTCAGATGGAACTAATATTGTTGACGCAGGATTTAGTGGAGCAGCTGATTTAGATGGACAAGAAATAATTTTAGATGCTGATGGTGATACAAGTTTAACAGCAGATACAGATGATCAAATAGATATTAAAATTGGTGGCACAGATCAAATTAAATTAGTCGATGGAGCTATTGTTCCTGTAACAGATAATGATATTGATTTAGGTACATCAAGTTTAGAATTTAAAGATGCATATTTTGATGGCACAGTAACTTCAGATGCTTTTGCAGGACCACTTACAGGTAATGTAACAGGAAACGTTTCTGGAACTGCAGCAACAGTAACAGGTGCTGCACAATCTAACATTACATCATTAGGAACTTTAACAACTTTAACTGTAGATAACATTATTACTAATGGTTCTACTATTGGACACACATCTGACACAGATTTAGTAACACTAGCTGATGGTGCATTAACAGTTGCTGGGACTATTGGTTCTGGTGCAATAACTTCAACTGGTATTGTGACAGGTACAGCTTTTACGGCTGGTAGTGCTGTTCTTGCTGAAGCAGAATTAGAATTATTAGACGGTCTAACTGCTGGTACAGCAATTGCTTCTAAAGTAGTTACTACGGATGCAAACATAGATACAACAGGGCAAAGAAATTTAACTATTACAGGTGAACTAGATGCTGCAACAGGAGATTTTTCTGGAGATGTTGACGTAGATGGAACTTTAGAAGCAGATGCTATTACAATTAATGGAACAGCAATAGCTTCAGTGTTAAGTCCCATAGCAGGAGGATCAGGAATTGTAACAACAGGTGCATTAAACTCAGGATCAATTACTTCAGGATTTGGTGCTATTGATAATGGTACTTCAGGAATTAGAACAAATACATTTACAGCAGAAACTTCTTTTGTTCCAGACGCACAAGATGGCGCAGCTTTAGGGACAACTTCATTACAATTTTCTGATCTATTCTTAGCAGACGGTGCTGTGATAGGAATGGGGGATGATAACGAAGTTACACTAACTCACGTTGCCGATACAGGTGTTTTATTAAACGGTGCAAATGTTATTCAACTTAGAGATTCCGCAATCAATATTGGATCACCTGCTGATGGTGATTTAGATATTAATGCTGATGACGAAATAGAATTAAACTCAACTTTAATTGATATTAATGGTAATGTGGAAATTAGTGGAACAGCTACTACAACAGGTGTGCACACATTTTCAGCAGCTCCAGTATTTCCAGATGGTAGTATTGCTGTTGCGGATTTAGACATTGATGGTGCAACAGACATTGGTGCAGCATTAGTTGATGCTGATTTATTTATAGTAGATGATGGAGCCGGCGGCACAAATAGAAAAACCACTGCAGCAAGATTAGCAACATATGTTAATGCTACTGCAGGTGCATTAACCCATAAAGAAGGTGGAACAAATTTTACAAACAGTTTATTAGTAGGTACTTCTTCAACAGGAACTTTAAATGCTGCTGATGGAAATACAGGAGTTGGTGTAGGAGTATTTGGTGCATTAACTACTGGAGATAACAACGTAGCAGTAGGTTTAAATGCTTTAGATTTAAACACAACAGGTGCTTCTAATACAGCAGTTGGTTTTGGTGCATTATGTAAAAACACAACAGCTGCAAATAATACAGGAGTTGGTACAAGTGCATTAAGTTCTGTAACTACAGGTGCTAATAATACAGCAGTTGGTTTTGGTGCTGGAAGTCAAACAACAACAGGTGCTGGGGTAGTATCAGTTGGTTATCAGGCAAACAGATTTAATACGACAGGTACTGGAAATGTTGCAATTGGACTTGAAGCATTACAAGGTGTTTCTGGAAATACACATAACAGAAATGTTGCAGTTGGTCAAACAGCTGGAAAAGTAATTACAACTGGTTCTGGAAATAATTTAATTGGTTTTGGAACTGGTGTAAATCTTACAACAGGAAATTTTAACACTTTCATGGGTGGAGATATGATTGGTGTTACTGGATCAACTGGTCAATCTACAACAACAGGTTCTTGTAATGTTGCAATAGGAGCAGCAGCTTTAAGAGATAACACTACAGCATCATGTAACACAGCAGTTGGACTTCTAGCTCTGGCAACTAACACAACAGGTGATAGATCAACAGCAGTTGGTTTTTGTGCTTTATTAGCTAATACAACAGGAACTAATCACACAGCTATGGGTTGGTGTGCATTAAGAGCAAATACTACATCAAACGGAAATACAGCAATTGGATATTCTACACTAGAAGATAATACTACAGGAAATTTAAATACAGCTTTGGGTTATAGAACATTAGAAGAAAACACAACAGCAACTGGTAATACAGCAGTTGGTTCTTGTGCTTTATTAGTAAATACAACAGGTTGTCAAAATGTGGCAGTGGGTACATCTGCTTTAACAGCTAACACAGATGCTTTTAAAAATGTGGCAGTAGGTTTTGAAGCTGGAAAAGATAATACAACAGCAGACAATCTTACAGCAATAGGTTTTCAAGCAGCACAAAATAATACAACAGGTGGAGATAACACAGCAGTTGGTTCTGCTGCTTTAAATACTAATACAACAGGTACTTCTAACGTAGCGGTCGGTACAGGTGCTTTGTATGCTAACACAGAAGCTAATACTAATGTTGCAGTTGGTGTAAGTGCTTTAACAACTAACACAACAGGAAATTGCAATACAGCAGTTGGTCATTTTGCTTTAAAATTAAACACAACAGGTGCAGACAATGTAGCATTAGGTTTTTGTGCTTTACATGCAAATACTGATACAAATGAAAATGTAGCAATAGGTAATTTTGCTTTAAAATCAAATGATAATACTAATACTGTTGGAATAGGTTTCAAAGCTTTATGTGCTAACACTACTGGAGCAAATAATACAGCAGTTGGTACAAATAGTTTAGATGGTAACACAACAGCTGATGACAATACAGCATTTGGTAAAAGTTCTTTAGGAGCTACCACAACAGGTGCAAGTAATACAGGAGTTGGTAAAGCTGCTATGTTAAATAACACAACAGGTAATAGCAATGCAGCATTTGGTATGAATACTTTGCATGCTAACACAACAGGTTGTATAAATACAGCAATAGGAAAAGATGCTTTAGGATCTACCACAACAGGTGAACAAAATACTGCTTTAGGTGCTGCTGCTGGTTTTGATGTAACCACAGGTGATAACAATGTTCTTATCGGTAGAAATGCTGGTCGTTCATCTTCTCCAGCAACAGTTACAACAGGAGATAACAATATTGTTGTTGGAAATAATACTCACACAAATGCTTATATAAAAATTGATTGGACAGTAACTTCTGATTTAAGAGATAAAACAGAAATTAAAAATGTTACACATGGTTTAGATTTTGTTAATCAAATAACACCTATTGAATATAGATTTAAAAAATCAAGAGAAGATGAAACTCCTCATGGTCTTACAAAATATGGTTTTAAAGCACAAGAAATATTAGAATTAGAAGGTGATAATCCAGTTATTATTAATAATGAAGATACTGATAATTTAAAATTAACTTCTGCACATTTAATACCTGTATTAGTTAATGCAATCAAAGAATTAAAAGCAGAAATAGAATTATTAAAAAACAAATAAAGAAAGAGAGAAGAGAATGTTAAATACGTATGTCGTAGAAGGCGGAGTTGGTAAGTGTGCTACATTTAGTGCGTTAATTCCTAAATTAAAAGAGAAATCAGAAATACAAATATACACACCTTACATTGGTTGCTTTGCAAGTAACCCAGATGTTAAATTAGTTTTAGAGCAAACTTTGCATTTAACAGATCCAAGGATAATGGCATCTGATAATATATTTTATTGTGAGCCTTACAAATCTAATTTTCAATTTGGTAAACAACATATCATTGAAAGCTACTGTGAACATCATGGTGTTGAATATGATAAGTCAATGACACCTAAATTATACACAGAACATCATAAAGATAGTGTCAAAGAATGGCTGACTAAAAATGAGATTGGTAAATACATAATGATTCAATTCTCTGGTGGTCAACCACAAATGGGTTTTAATGCTAGCAACCAATACACAAATTTAAATCCAAATAGAAACTATCAACCTTACCTTGCTCAACAAGTAGTTAATATGTTGAGAGAAGAATATAAAGATACGACTATTATTAATTGTGTTTTACCTAATGAGCCACACTATAATGATACTATTAGATGTGATTTACATTGGACACAGTTACATGAAATGTTGAAAGATGCGGAAGGGTTTGTGGCTATTGATAGTTGCCTACAACATTTCTCACCATCAGCAAATAAACAAGGTGTTGTTATTTGGGGAAGCACTCGTTGGACACAATTTGGCTATTCACATAACAAAAACCTACAGTTTCATATGGGAAATAAATGGAATGAAATTAAATATAATGATAGTGACCCAAGAAATAATATGGTAGAACCGAAGTTAATCGTTGATAATTTTAAAAAACTTGATAAAAATAAACCAGTTGCATGTGCAACAGAATAAGGAGATAAAATGGCAGACAAAACAGCAGAAGACATAGCACAAGATTACACAGCAATGGGTCATAGCGTATCTTTAATTACAGATGTAATTGCAGGTGATGCAATGGTTGGGGAAACAGATGCAGAAAAGAAAGCATGTGTTTCAAGAAACGTAGAACATTTAGAGCTTATGAAAGCTATGAAAAAAGAAGATGGTACTACATCAATCTGGACTGACGAAAGTTTTACAGCAATTGATGCAGCAATATCAGCTGGTAATTCTTACACGGCTTAAATGCCATGTTACAAAAAGTAAATTTCCAACCAGGATTTAACAAACAAGTCACAGCAACCGGTGGCGAAGGCCAATGGGTTAATGGTGACAATGTTAGATTTAGATATGGTTATCCAGAAAAAATTGGAGGTTGGGCTCAATTAGGTTCAACTAGTCTTACAGGTCGTAACACAGCCATACACCATTTTGTAAATACAGCAGGTATTAAATTTGCAGCATTAGGTACAAATAGAATATTGTACGCTTATTCTGGTGGTATTTTTTATGACATACACCCCATCAAAGCTACTACAACTTTAACAAGTGCATTTAGTACAACTAATGGATCAGCAATTGTTACACTTACATTTTCATCAGCACACAACGCAAACAAAGGTGATATAATTTTACTAGATAATTTTACAAGTATTACTAACTCTGGTTTTTTATCAGGGGATTTTGACGATACAAAATTTATGGTAACAGATATACCAACGGATACTACTCTAACAATTACTATGCCTTCTAACGAATCAGGATCAGGTGCAAGCACTTCTGGTGGTATTAGAGTGCAGCTTTATTATCCAGTTGGACCAGCAGTTGAAGTTGCATCTACTGGTTGGGGTCTTGGATCATGGGGTGGTGTAGCACAAGGACAGTTTACATCAACACTATCGTCAGGAATTAATGCAAGTGTAACTTCATTGACTATGGCAAGTTCAACATCTTTTCCATCATCAGGTACAGTACAAATTGGTTCTGAATTAATTACGTACACCGGTAATAGTGGTGGTACATTATCAGGTTTAACAAGAGGTGCTAATGGCACAACAGCAGCAATACATTCATCAGGTGCAACTGTTACAGATGCAGCAAACTTTTTTGCATGGAACGCTGCAGCCTCTGGAGATATTGTAACAGACCCTGGTCTATGGTCTTTGGACAATTTAGGTAATAGTTTAGTTGCAACAATATTTAATGGAGAAAGTTTTACATGGGATT